CCTTTCTTGGTTCTATGTCAGTGTAACAGGGGTGTGTGAAAGGAATGTGAAATGGGTGAGCTTATTTCTACTCCATAACAATTAAACCGCTATCTGACATTTCGGTCAGTAGTATTGGCAGCAGTTCCTTATTCCTAGATAAAGTCAGAGTATACTTCTTTTTACTGTAACGCAACAGTCCTCTGTCTGTTAGTTCTCTTAGTTTCCTTGACCGCCGCCTATCGTTAGCCGAAGAATTACCGCCAAAAATCATAGAAACATCTCGAGCCTGAATTACATCTTTTTTAACAGCAATCTCTAAAATTTGCCTCTCTTCGTCAGATAAAGCTTTTATTTCGGCGGCTCGCTTCAGTGTTGGTAAAATTACTTTCTCAACAACCTCTTTTTTATCAAGTAGTTGCATGGTTCGCTTGATCTCTTCCTTTATTCCTTCTGCAACATAAAAGCACCACTTTTCAAGCAGCGAATCATCTCCTGTTTTTACTCCTTTATCAGCTACACTTAGCATTTCATAATATCGTCGGCGATCAACGCAAAAAATCGAAGACGGATTCAATACGGACGTATTGTGAATAAATCCCTTTTGAACCAGCATAGCGTAGGTAAAGAGCCTAGCTACACGGCCGTTTCCGTTCTCAAAAGGATGAATCAGTGTAAATCTATGATGAGCAAGAGCTATATTGATGATATCAAACTGAGGCGCCTCGCGTATGTTTACTGTGTTCAGCAAGTCCTCAAGCTCTTCCTTAACCTTCAGGTGACTTGTCGTTTTTGCTGAGCTGCCATTAATGATATTATCTCTGGTCTTAAATTGTCCAGGATGTTCCGCGCCGTCTTTATCAAGAGGTAGATCCTTCACTACAATTTTATGCAGCTCGCGGATCATTGCCAATGTGATGTCATCGCCAGCTTTTATCGTTTTGTCTATAAAATTCAGACCTCTACGGATATTCAGAAACTGCTTTACTTCATCAACTTCTTCTTCCTCCTTGCTATTTTCTATCGAGCTAAGCGCAGCAGAAACAAGGGTAGTGTTATTCCCCTCAATCCGCGCTGAAGCAACACTTTCCATAATATATATAAATCACTGAAAAATATTACATGATAGAGCAAACCGCTCAACCATGAATCTTGTTTTTCCAGTGATGTTAAAGGCCGTTGATGGCGGTGGTTGCCGCTCATCTGAACTATCTTCAGTATAGCAAAACGCAAGCGTTCTGTCAATACGCTTGCGTTATAAAATAGGCAAAAATGATACGAAAACTGTGGAAAAGTCCGCACCATTACCTCTGTTATTATGATGTGGCGCTAAACTTCAATCTTTCAAAGCACGCTGCCATCTGGCCGTCCAATCCATGCAAATATCGCTGCGTAATTACCGCATTTGAATGGCCGAGCATCTCTTGCGATTCCATGAGCGTCGCCCCATTTCGCTGAATGTCTGTAGCAAATGAGTGCCGCAGTGAGTGCGGGTGAAAGTTGCGAAATCCCGCCAGATAGAATGGCTGACGCATTAAATGCCGCAGCTCCTCAACACTAAGCAGTGTGCCGCTCGACTTCTGCCACAAATAATCATCAATACGCCGACTAACGATCCATTGCGTCAATCTTTCGCGGGCTTCTCGGCTCATATGCACCTCGCGCCGTCTGCCGCCCTTGCCAGTAAATACAATCATTCTGTCGGTGATATTCAATAGCCGCAGATTCCGCAGCTCGGTGATACGTAAGCCGCAGTCAAACGACAATTTAATTAGTAGCCACTGTATCTGATTGCAATAGCTCAACACCTGCTCAATTTGCTCCCTCGTGTAGAAAACACGGCGAATCGGCTCGGTCTCTTTTTGTTTAACAATGTGGCGAATTTTTAGCTCAGGCATCTCCACGCCCATATCCCTAAAATATCTGAACATTGCCACCACATGGCAAATTCGCGTATTGATAGTGCGACTGTTCAATCCACGCCGTGCCTGCTCTGCGATCCAGTCATTGACCTGCTGCGTCGTAATCTCGCTCAGGCTGCTGGCTGGCACGCTGGCTCTGAAATCTCGCATCACCCAACGTTTAGCACTCAACGTCTGGCGGCTCATTCGGCGCGTAAACTCGCAGTACTCCAGATATTCGTCAAAAGCTCGCTCGATTGGCATAATTGTATTTTTCGTCATGATTTTAACTCCACTTAAAAAACCAGTTCTATATAGAATTGCTTATAACGAACCTTAAAAGCTCAATTGTATATAGAACCCTCACGTTAATATTTTTGGTCAAAATGTTATCAAAGTGAGGCGGCGGAGGGCGAATTGGAACGATCTTGAATAAAAAATACGGCCAGACGGCCGCTTTCATTACGCAAAACTCCCAAATACTCGCATATACCTAGGATTATTACATAATATTTGCACATGAGCAAACGCAAACAAGCCGCTACGCGAGCGACGTTGAAATGTCAGCAGTGATTGCTACGTTATCAGGTTGTAGCTGCGCTTCATCTGCGCTAGCTTCTCTAATCCAGCGATATTTAGTGGCAATGTTGCCTGCTCTTGCATTTTCTGCTTGTGGCGTTCCTCTGCTGCCCTAGCCTTCGCCTGTGCGATCAGTTTGCGTAGCCAATCCACCGTTTTCGCCAGATTCGCACTCGACCATATAAACGCGAAGTACTTGCGTGGATTACGTTTTCGTTTCGCCAATTTAATCGAATAATCGAACTCTCTCGCATAATTGATCTGCCGATTTCGGAACATCGGCAAATACCTATCGTCGGTGATTAGCTTTGTCGCTTTGCCTAGCCTCTGCTGCATTTTCTGAACTCGTCGCTCGTCTATGGTTATATTCCCCATTTTACCCTCAAAATGCCATTTTGCTCTTGACAAACAAAAATAGCCTCTAAAATTGATAACAATTTTTTGAGGCTAGATACAGACAGCCCACCATGATTTACATCTGGGCGGGCTGAAAATCCTGTACGTTCACCGTCGATTGTAGCAAATCTATTTTGTTTTGTCAACAGGAAGAGGCACTCTGAAAACAGAGTGCCCCACAATGACAGCTGCAAATCACAACAACTGCCCAGCTATGATACTACTTTTCAAGCGACTGCTCAAGCCGGTGATTAATTTCGCCAGTTACACTGCGGCCGTTCTCTGCCGCTAGCACAACCAGCCGCTCATACACCTCTTGCTTGATCCGCACGTTGTAGATTGGCGTCGGTGCATCCACCTGTGTTTTAGTGATAGTACCATTTTGCTTGGTGATACGATTTATCTTTGGCATTCCTGTCCCCTTTCTATTTAGAGCACCCTAGAGCCAAGCGAGGCTTTAGTTTTATATTAGCTGCAAATCATTCTCTATTTGATAGGCAATTGCCTCTTGGTCTAACACCTCCTTTAATTCGCTGAGCGTGTTCATCACCTTTTGGCGTTCGTCTGATAAATAGAGTACTGCCGTTTCCTCTGCCTCGCCTCTCCAGTATCCGACGACTGGATAGTCGAGAGTGAAGGCTTCGTGATTAGTGTTTACGATTGATATTATCTTGTCGACCTCAAGTTTTTTGGTCTTATTGTCGCTTCCGATAAAAGCTTTGATTGTGATTTGTTCTATCATTGTGTGCTCCTGATTGTTAATGTGCCTCGCTTGACTGTCTTAATTATAGCAAACATGCATGCATAATGCAAGCATTTTGCATGCATTTTATGGACTTTTTCAGAGTTTTCCACAGATAAAGATAATCCGCCTCATAAAGAGACGGATTAGAGCTTGTCGTAGCCAATTCCATAAGCAAGGATGACTATTTATCATAGAGACACTAATGTGGGACTATGATTCTTACTAGCGACTAAACTAGTGATTCCACTGTAGCATTATACTTCAGATTTAGCAACACTCTTTGCACTGCGTACTGCCGCACTGGCTGCTGCTGCCTTTTTAGCGCGCTCTCGCCGCTGCTCTGGCGTCAAACTGTTAGCTGAGTTTTTGCCAGCCAAAGACCGCTGAGCAGCGATTACGGCATCAATACAACCAATAATGTTCCCTCTTATTAGCCGCTGAACGTCAGCGGTGGTGGACGCGCCACTCCAATCGCCTAATCTCTTTAGCGATTTTGTGCTTGCGCCGCGAGCGCTTAACCATTCGTGCGTCCATTGTAGCGGGCTTTGATTAACTCGACTGCCGCTGCGGGTCAGTTCATAAATAAACTCAGCCTCGCTTAGTTCTGTGATATTGTGTGATTTCATTGACATTTTGCCAATTTCCTTTCTAACCAGGCGGAGTGGTAAGGGGTGTTTGATTTTTATTTTCGGATGTGCTAAGATTTAGTTGTGTTTAGATTATCGCCTTTTTCGGAGGGCGATTTCTATTTGGAGTTCAATTTCGAACTTCCAGAATACTAACTTCATAGCTTTCTCCTTTCTAGCCGCCTGATTGTGAATGTTCTGGTAATCCCCTTACCACTGTCTTAATTATAGCAAACGCGTTAGCTAATTGCAATAGTTTTTTGCCAAAAAAGTCAGAGATTTTTTGACATTTTTCATCACCTCTACTAAACCTGTGGAAAACTCACAATATTACACAGTATAGTCCTACCACGACATATTAACTCACCATCTCTGTTAACATTCAGTGCTGACGGTGCCAATCAGAATGTTTCGGGTAATATTTTGGTGCAGGCTGGTTGGGTACAATTCTGGGGAAATAACACGAAAAGACAGCCAGTCCCTGTCGTATTTCCAAAACAGTTCAAACAGGTCTTCTCAATGTCTCCAACTTTAATTGGCTACAAGACAGGCAGTAAAGCCACCAGTATTAGCGAATTTAATCAGGTGATCGGCAGTGGCTTGAATATTGAATCTGGCGTTGTGACGAATACTGGCACGACGCTCAACGCTTCGACTACTGGTATATTTGGTGGTGCCTGGCACGGAATTTCGTGGGTGGCGATTGGCGTTGTCTAAGACTTCTTAACGTACTGAATTGTCACAAATGAGGTCTTATAACCGGATTGATCTGCGTATGTTTGGATGTTGATATTGCTGTTATCGGCGTAAACTGTCACTGTATAAGCCTGTTGATCAGCAGCGTGTGGCAGGTTAATTGTCGCACCGATACTTTCTTCCTTTGCAATGCCGCGAATATTGATGACCATGCCAAGATTTGTGATACCATGCGGCACGGTTGTTTTGCCAGCGACCTTCAGGCCGCCCATCGCAAATGTCTTCTGATAAATTGTGCGGCCGTCAATCCACTTCATGCCGGTGTCGACTTCTGACGTGTTGCGGTCGCCGCGGGCTGCTGGCGACAAGTGTCGTGGTAGGACTATATCATTGCCAAGTGCGTCAGAGCCAATCACGCCGTTTTTGAACATTTCAGCCCTGTTAATCCGCCCGTCAGCCAGTGTGGCTGGATTACGCCTATCAGTGATGACAGAGTCAAGAATTGTTGTTGTGCCAGCGTTTACGCGTATTTCAGCGATGACTTCATATGGATTTGACGCACCAATCTTCGCCTTGATCTGCGAGGGCGTTGGTGCGCTTGGGTTGGTTGCTGGCGTGCCTGGGACGACAACAGCTTTTGTGCGATTCTCGTTGTTGGCTACAGCCTGTGACGCGGCCACATTTGTGTCGATGTAGATCACCACCGCGTCAATTCGCGGATTGGCACTGTTTGCCGTGGTAACACTCGCCTGAACAGGCTGCGTGCTTAGATTGCTAACAGGAAACGTTGCCGACATAGCATCACGCACCAGCAAATCATCGGGCACGCCATTCTCTCCGCCAATCAGCACATTCATGCCGACAGGACTGGCTTGACGCACTCTAAAGCCGCTAATCCACGAGCCGACAAAAGCATTGCCGAGCGCGTGGAATAGCGCGCTATCAGTGGTGCGGCCACCGTTGCTATTAGGAAAACCTAGTGCCATAGTTATTTTTCGTCAGCGCTTTCAGCCTCAGCCTCGGTGGTGTCGACCGTCTCGGCCTCAGCTTCATCATTGGTATTTTCAACTTCTGGCTCAACAACCTCGTCGGCAGACCCTACTGCTGGTGTCTCTGGCTCTGTTGGCTCGCTTTCAGCCTCAGCCTCGGTGGTGTCGACCGTGCCCTTAGCTGCCGAAATGCTTACATACGGCCCGCTGTGTGCATCGCCTTTGACGAAAATATAATAGCCGTCAACTGTTCGGCGAATTTCGCCGCCCTTATAATTCTGTACTTTTTCAGTGTTTTCCATATGAATCCTCCTGATTATAAATGTACAGATTAGGCGATATTGACGTTATTTGCCGTGAAAAATATAGCGGTATTCTTTATACAGGCGAATAACGATTCGTTTGAGTATCATAAGCATGTTTCTATTATAGTATAGTCCTACCACGACACTTAAAATGGTCAGACTTCATTCAGGCGAAACGAGACAACACTAACCAATCAATTGAACCTGTCATTTTTCAGTATGGTCGAGCAAGAGTAATAGCCCCAACTGACACAATAGAGACTACGACAACCGTTGCGTTTCCGAAGATATTTAAGAGCGGAACGGTACCAGCTGTCATCTGCACATATAGTGGCTACGGCAACGCTAGCGATCCGTGGACAGACACACCAAATTCATCGTGGGCTGGTGCGTCAATTGGAGCGGTTAACATTACAAACTCATCATTTGCAGCAAGATGTCGCCGCTTTGATGGTGCCATGTTGAGAGGTTCATATTACTTCAGCTGGATCGCAATTGGTGCAGCCTAAACTATAAAGAAATCATTTCTAGCTCAAAAACCGCCTCGGAGCTTATCGAGGCGGTTTTCAGTTGTTCGGAAATACCGAACTACTCAACGGCCTGCTGCATCTGACGCACTAACTCAATGACTATCGTCTTAGCGGCCGACAGTCCAGCAGCAATCGCAGATAGCGTAGTCGCTAGTGCCAGTGCCCACAACTCGTGCCAACTTGCCGCAAACAACAAATTTACTAGGTTTACGCCTGCTAATAAGAATGTTGCGATAAACGTTTGTAGAAACGTCCACAATGCTCGAGCAGCAACATCTTTGTAGTTGATATTTTTCAGTGCTTCTAGTGATTTCATGCTATTCTCTCCTTACATTAATCCAAAACTGCTGCTGGAGCCGCTCTTTAGCAGACAGTTTTCGGTATTTTGGATTTTAGCGTCTATTGTTCGCTGGATTACAGCACCTCGCGGGTCTTTCAGCGGCTCGCCCGTTTTGGGATTGTGCCATCTACTCAAGCCTGGGACGCTGTGCGCGTCCACTAAGCATTGCAGGCAATCGTTGTATGTCGAGCCTGCTGGCATTTCTGGCGTGGTCTTGCCAATGTGTAGCGTCACGCAGCCGCAAGCTTTGCACTCGCGGAAGTATAGGCTCGACTTCGTGATGGTGATTTTTGATAAATCTGGCGCCATTATGGTAACCTCAAAACGTCGCCTGGGTGGATTAGATCCGGGTTCGGTAGGTTGTTGATTCGGGCTAGCGTCTGCCAATCCGTGCCATGTGCGGCCGCGATAGTGCTGAGGTTGTCGCCCCATTGAACCGTCACGGTTCGCTCAGCCGGCGCGCTTCCGCCTGGCACTCGCAGCACTTGGCCTGGATAAATCAGGTTTGGATTCTGAATGCCGTTGATGGCTGCTAAGTAGTGATAATCTACGCCATATTTTTCGGCGATCTCACTCAGCGTATCGTTTGGCTGAACTGTGTATGTCGGCTGCGGCTCTGGTGCTGGTTGTGGGTTAGCAATTTGCCCGCTGTGTCCGGCCGGTGCTGGCGCTCCGCCCGCGTACTTATCCCACGCTTCAGCGTCGCCATAGAATTCGTTACAGTCGAGGTTTCCACCCCAGCCGTCAAGTCGGCCGCTTGATGTCCATTGCCACATTGCGTAGCCGTCCCAGTATTTAACGCTTGGCGGCGTGCCGGCTTGGCTCATGTCGTAGTTGAAATCGACGGCCATGTCGCGATACTTTGCTACCCAGAGGCCGTAGTCAGCGCCAGCGACGCTGCTCCAATCGTGGCTGTTCACCACGCTCTCTGACATATAGATGAGCGGCTTCACACCTGTTCGTTCTTGTACTCGATCCAGCCAGCGGCGCGCCCACGCCACATCGCCAACATTGCCGCCGTCTTCCCAGTCAAGAATAAGCATGGCATGCTTAATGTAGCCTTGGATATTGTCGACGAAAAAGTCAGCTTCAGCGATCGCGTCATTGCTGCCGTTTCTCGCAAAGTGGTAAACGCCGAGCTTTTTGCCGGCTGCGGCCGCCTGCTGATAATGCTCGTCGCAGTTTGGGTTGACGTAGTCAGTTCCCTCAGTTGCTTTTACTATTACGAAATCTGCCGGGATTTTACCGGCGTCCAAGCCAGCCTGCCAGCTTGATATGTCGATGCCTTTCATCGGTTTTGACCTCCTATTAAATTAATCATTACGGTTTATTCACAACTCTCACAATCAAATCGACCATAAAGCCAATCACGGTAATTACCGCTGTCATTACGCCAGCACCAATCTTGGCTTCGCTCTTGGACAGATAATTGCCTTGCATCAGTTCCACGCGGGATATCAGGGCTTTCAGTTCCTCGGCATCGGCTTTCGATTCAGCTAGCTGTTTGACCGACTCCGCCAGCCGCGACACATTATCGTTTATTGAGCTCAGCCGCTCATTCAGTACGTCGTCGCGCGCAGTCATCATGATGCCCAATTCCCGCACCGTTTTGGGTGTTTGATTCATCGATTCCTTGTCTCGTTTATCGTTCATTCTCACTTACCACATTACAGATTAGACATATTCAACTCTCAGCTCACCGTCAGACGTAGCGAACGCGTAGATCTTGAACGTGTTGCTGCCGAGGTCGACTAAAAAATCTGATATATTTAGCCACGTCTGTACACCGCCACTACTTCGCCGGCGCTGGAAATAGCGAGTAACATCCTCTAGTCCCGAGCCATGGCTGCTGCGTCTGCCAACCATCAGCTTAAAAACCATACCCGACTGATACGTACTAGCTTTCGGCGTAAATACGATTTTGAACCGCCTCAGAAACGTTGCGTCACGCTTGTCGATCGCCGCTTCTAACTTGATACGAAATACCTGCACGCCGTCAGCACCAACACGCTGCGTGGCTTTCATCTCGGTAATTTCACGCTCGTACCGCGTAATGATTCGAGCCAGCGTCTCGCCGTCTATCTCTTGAATCCTCATAACATCCTACTTTCGATTGTCAAATCGACACTAGTATTTGCCACCACGGCACACTTCATCTGCGCCAGCACGCTGCTCAGTCCCTTTCGCACGTACGCATATGCAAACCACTTGCGAACATGTCGCACGTCGCTCGATATTGGTATTATGTCAATACGCGTCAGTGCTGCACTGTTTATCAACATCTTGTCAATAATCAAATCAGCCAACAAGAATGTCTTATCCTTTTTTGCGGCCGCCGTAATGATAAATGGCACGCCAGAAGCTTGCTGTTGCCCGCCAACCACGTTAGTCACCTGATTAAAATCCCACTCGTCGTTGCTGGCACTCTCGTAAAACACCAGCCCACTTGATGCCATCACCTGGCCGGTCTTGAGGTCGCGGATATTGCGATCAAGTGACGTTAGAATGTCTGCCAGTTGGTTTTCAGGTAACATACTCAGCCGATTCATAGCAGGCTCGCTTTCATACTGAACGACCCCTTGTCGGTCCCCAAAAAAACACACTTAGCGTACACATATTTCGTCTGGCCCTGTGGCGGATTGTCGATAGTGGCGCTAGCGCTAAACATCAGCTGATATGGCACCTCTAATTTATTGATATCTGGTGCGCTCTGATCGATAGTACTGCTGGTGACTGGCTGCGCGCCCGCTAGTGTGTCAGGATTGTCACCGACGTAAAACTGCGGCAGAAACAACGCATACGGCCACTGTTGTTTGCGTGCGGTGAAAGTCGTTTCAATTTTGACTATTCTGCCACCAAGAAAAATGGGGTCATATGCGACAGGTATCATTGCGTCGTATTCCTGTGCACTTTTCGTTTCGTAATAAATAATGCCGGAGTTGTTACTGGTACGCTGCGTCGCTTTCATTTGCTCAGAGGCACGTAGCAGCGCCCGCAACTTACCGATGGCTCGCCGCTCCTCCACTAGATTTAATCGTCCGCTCATAAGTCGTAATTATCCAGCGTTAAGGTTATTTCCTCGCTCATGTTCTCATCGACCTTGACAGATATTTGCTCGATTCGGTAATAACCGCTCAGTGGGCACGACGAATACTTATTTTGTTCAACTACGATACGATCGCCTACTCCGATATTATTCAGATCAAATTGTGTACCGCGCACTGTGACGCGCGGCAGGTCGACCAGCCGACTCATCACCGCCACATCAGCCTCGCAGTGCCCCGCCAGTGTCGATAGGTTTTTGATGCTATTGTATAGCTGTACTTTTTCGCGCAAGATAAACTCCTGCTGGCTCAGCACGTCCTCAGCACTGTAGCGGATTGTTTCCTCGCCCATGCCAGAGGCTTTGCCTATGATGTTGTTGTACAGGTTTGCCCCAGATTGCGGCAGCTCCATACGAATTGCGCCAATGCCCAAGCCGTCGTCAGGATAATGCACCACCACATCTGGCCGCTCGTTGCCCAGTGTCTGAAACGTCTCAAACTTGCGGTCGTAGGTGAAACGGAAGTCAAATTTGCCGTCCTGCAAATTGGTTAGCGACACCAGCGCATCTTTAGCGTTGATATCCTCCCAGTCGTCCATTCTGTCGCGTCGTATGCCGGTGCGGTACTGCCTGCTGCCCCTGGTGATACCAACATCTCCGTTAGGTCGATTCTGCACCTCCTGGATAATATCCCAAGCAATGTCAGTAGCTTCAATTCCTTTCCAGCGACCGTTCAGGTATCGTGCGTCAATCAGGTTCAGGTAGCCGTCACACTGCACCAGCACCCTCGCATTGTCGGTGTTTAGGTTGCGGTTCGCCTCTACTACCACTGCACCAAATAAATACTCGCCGTTGCGCTTGACTCTAATGTCGCTCACCCATGGCTTTAAGATAGTGTTTGGGTTCTCGCCGATCCGTCGACACTTCTCTTCCCAGTCTGGCATCGACATATTAAAATCTAGCGACTCAACGCCGTTTCGCGTCATACTCCAGTCGAGGTCTTGGCAAAGCCTGGTGATGTCGGCTACCTTTGTTTTGCCGCGATGCCACAGCTCAATGGTGTAGCGTGGTGGTACATACTCGTCCATTACGCCACTCCCGTGTAGCCGTTGTACCACTCAACGATAGCCGTGCCAGTATCAGCACTGTTTGAGGTATTGAAAATCAGCTCATTTAGCCCTGGCACCAAACGCCAGTATTGGCTGCTGGTGAGGTTGTTATCGATGCCTACCCCATTTAGCGTCACTTCTCGGTTGTATGTATCAAATACGATTGTGTCGCTGTCTGTTGTGCTGATATTCAGTGCCAACATCTCGCCAGTTGTCTGGTTGGACACCGTTGGGTTGGTTACTTTGCCAGAAATCGTTATTGTTGGCCAGACGTACGTGTTGCCATCATTGATAGCGTGGTTCACCCCTCCGCCAGCCACCCAGTGCAAGCCGTCACGCTCCCAAAGTAGCCCTGTAGGACTCCACAATAAACCACCGTCACGTGGACGCTCTAGCGTGATTCGCTGTGCTGCGCCGTCGGTGTAGTCATACATCCGCGGATCGCCCGCTACTAGCTCGATGTCGTAGTCGGCAATGAGCGGCCACTCAATCTTTGGATCGAGAGGCTGTGTCAGTTTGGTAATAGTCTGGTAGACACGTCCAGTTGGCGTGAATAGCTGCACTCGCAACTTGTCGCGAATCTTGATGGTTCTGGCAATTTTTGCCATCTCGGCGTGCATCTCGGCCAGTCTTCCGTCATGCTCCACCAACACGAAAAAGCTCAATGGTATTTGGCGAACGCCATAAAACTGCTCATCTACACTACCGCCATCAGCACCAGAGAACACATACTGGCTGTTGCGTACGTCAGGGTCACCAAAGCCTTTCAGCGGCGGTGTTAGGTGTGATAACCCTTGTTTGCTGCCTGCCAAAAACACGCTCTCGTTGGTGCGCATATTGGTGATTTGCACGTCATAGGTTCTCATCAGTAGCCCCTCCTCATCTGCTGCACCAGGCTGCGGTTGTATTGATCAACATCGATGCCGTTTGTCAGGTTGACGGTTTGGTTTATTTGCGGTGTATTGCCGCCAGATGATGCACCAGCGCCGTTCTCGTCCATAGAGTTCTTCAAGAACTGGCTCAGCTTGCTCAGCGGAATGACGGCCTCCGGCTCACTACCCTCACCAATCATGGCTAGGGTTGCTTTTGTGGCAATACCACCCTCTGCGAGCTGCGGAATATTGAGGTTCGGTATTTTTGGAATATGAACGCCAGGAATAGCGTTGATAATACCTGTCGCCCAGTTTATCGAGTTGATAAATCCGTTAATCATTCCAGAAACAAAGCCTAGCACGCCATTGATAGCCCCCTTAAATGCTCCGCCGATAGCGTTACCGATAGATACGCCGACACTACCGAAGATGCCCACGATTCCATTCCAGATGCCACGAAACCATCCCGCCAGTCCGCCAAATATACTAACGATAGCGTTCCAAGCCCCTCTAAATACGCCACCAAACCAACCGGCTACGACGCTAAACACGCCGACTATACCGCCCCATATGCTGCCGAACCATCCGACAGCCGCTCCCCATACGCCCACAATAAGATTCCAGGCGCCAGTAAATATTCCGCCGAAGAACTGCACCACTGGGGTGAACGTCGCTACGATGAAATCCCAGACGGCTTGGAACACGGCAAATATTTGATCCTTAAACGTAAAGAACAGCCCAATAATTAACGCCACCGGTGCAAATATCACCGCCAATATCGTCAAGCCCCACTGCTGCAAGAATGCTACAACATTATTAAACACCGTAGTGATGCCGGTCCAGATGCCGCCAAAAAATCCAACAACACCGCTGACAAACCCGCTAATCACCTGCCCGATAGCCTCGAACACGCCGCTGAACCAGCCAGCTGCAGCGCCCCACACTGCCGTGATGGCGTTCCACGCTTGGCCAAAGATATTGAATTTCATCTGTAGAAACACTAGCGCACCGACGACTGCAGCAATTGCCACGGCTATGATTGTAAATGGATTTAGCCCGGCTACCGCATTGAACGCCGCCATCGTTGTCTGTCCATTCTTTAAGGCGCCGATGAATGCTCTTAATCCTATGGCGCTTTTTGCCATGGTCGATGCAAATTGCCCAACTTTCATTGCTACAAACGCCGAGCCTAACGCTGCAATGGCTGGTATAGCATTATCTATGATGAAATTGGCAAAACCGACAATCGTTTGCTTGTTTTCTTTCAAAAAAGTAGTGAGCTTTGTGACGCCATCACTAAACCTGGCGAATAGTCCATTTTGGTCAACTATCAGCCCCTTTTCAGAGTCCACTCGTACACCAATAATCTCTAGTCCAAGTGACCGAATTGAACCCTGCAAGCTAATCATTCTGTTTTGGAATGTGTTTGAGAATTTGCTAATATCTAGGCTCTGCGCATATTCTGCCATGGCGGCGGTAAACTCCTCAGCGCTAACCTTGCCACCATTGATTCTGCCGGCAGCTTCCTCCATCGAGATACCGAACTTTTTAGCCAAGATGGTAGTCAACGGGATATTATTGTTAATCAACTGTAAAGCATCTTGCCCAAACAGCGCACCACGGCTCGTAACCTGTCCAAAAACCAGTGCCAAATTCTGTAAATTTGCACCAGAAACGATAGATAGCCTACCTAGAGTATCCATGTCTGGTATGACCTGTTGTGCCGTACGCCCATAACCCAGTAATGTAGAGGCTGCTTTTGAGGCGTCTGGAAAGGCGATTGGCTTACCAAGTACCTGATTGTACAGTTGACCAAAAACCTTGTTGGCCGCCTCGGTTGACCCAGTGAGCGACGCCATCTGCGCTTGTGTTGTTTGCAAGCCGCTGGCGAGGTCGATAAACTGTTTTGCACCAAATGTACCGCCACCGATAACACCGGCAGCGACGATACCAAATTTTTTTATCGTATTAGCAACACCACCAAAGCCCTGATTTAGCCCGTCAAAAAACTTGCCGTATTTTGATTGAGTCGAGTTGAGATTTCTCTCGCTCTCATGCATCTTTTTTTGGACATTGCTCATAGCGGTGATCGCACCACTCGAGTCAACACGATATGTGATAATAATCTCGCCTTGGTTCATGACGCTATTACCCTGTCTATGCTATGATTGTGGTATAAGACGAAAGGAACTCTTAAATGAATAAACAATATCATCTGTCTAAAAAGTGGCTCATAAAAAAGCTGGTTTTTTGGTTTTGGCTGCACATGATTACATTTGGTGTAACCGCTTGGCTCGCCTATAGAAAATACCGCAACGTTTCTTTTGAGCTGACAGATACCGCCATCAAGTTCAGAAATGGCAAACTCACCCGTACAATTAACTATCGAACGATAGAGGGCTTTGTGCGAAATGGCAACACCATCGGGATTACGACGATTGGCGAAAAAATCATTGGTGGTTCGCTTGTCATCTCCGACATTGAAAATATTGACGAGTTTGAGTCTCGTCTGGAAAAATACCTTGAATCTATCAAATAAACCTACCATTTTGCCTGCTTCTCCAATAAACTAATCAGCTTGTTAGCCTTTTTACCGCTCAGCGCAGCGGTAATTACCGCTATTTGCTGTAACGCCTCTTGTGCCTTGAATACACGAGCTGCTTTGATTAACAATTCAGAGTCTCCGTATGGCATCTCTACCGCCTCGGCAAACGGTATTTGATAATAGTAAACTAGAGCAGCAGCGGTGATTTTCTGATTCTTCAAAATATCCTTGGTCTGTTTTTCAATCAGCAAGGCTAGTTTTTCTGGATCGTACTGCTGCTCGTGGTCTTCCATTACTGCAATACCTCGACCCCCTCGGCGCGTAGTGTTGCGTAATCTTCGGTAGCGAGCCTAAACAGCTCAGTCATGAACGCCTCCAGGTTGTCGTCTCCGATTAACTCGACGAGTTTATCTACTTCTGGTGCGCCATCAATTGGCTCTAGACTAGAAAGCAGCTCGCCACTTAGCGAATTGGAAACGATTGCCTGTAGCTGTGCACCGCCCACGCCCTTGACGCTACGCCTAGCATCATATTGAGTTGCAACCACTTTTGTGCGGCTCAGTCGCGGAACAACATATTTCAAGGTACTCACATTGCCGTTGTCGCTCATTTCAAGCGCCATGACAACACGCGGCGCACTAGTCTGGCTTTGAGTTTTATTAAACTTAAACGCCATCTCATCCTCCATCTCATAGTTGTAAAAACTACATTACTTTTTGTTAAATTACCTATTGACACGGTGTTTTTAGCACCGTGTCACCCCTGTTATGCAAATGTCAGGTCGCCCTCTACAAACTGACCGTTGACAGTAACTTCGTACTCAGTCAAGCCATCTTCCAGTGACCAGTCAGTGAGTGTTGCGTCTGCATCTAAGATATAAATAGTGTGCTTAGCCTGTGATGCTAATTTAGGTACCAGCTTTAAGGTACCGGGCACTTGTGTCGAAGAGCCCTTTTTTAATCCAACTTGAACTGCACCATTCGTGCCGACAGTAACACCGTCTACGTTGTCGATTCTCTCACCACTGTCATAAACATGACCTGGTACGATATTCTTCAAGTTCTCCTGACCAATATCGGTGACTTTAAACTTCATGCTCGAAGTGAACTTCTTGACTACTTTTAGGCTTGTGCCGTCTATAAAATCGCGCGTCACCTTGTCATCGTCATTGTCTGGTTCGAGATCGTGTACTCCCAGAATTTTCTTAAAATTCTTGCCGTCTTTTGCACCAAAGTACAAATCGTGTGTCAGCCCAGAATATTCAATTGCCATTGCTTTTTCTCCTTAAAAAACTTAATCTTTCAAAACTAATGTTACAGATTGGGCACTCCACACCCCCATCCGTAGTTCAGAGGCTTCGTAGGCACTGTCTTGCATCGGAAATACGCTCACACGAATAAATCTCGCGTCGGTGTATGGCAATTGCATCAATGCCGTTCTCAACTTGCTGTCAAGCTCGTACAGCTCGGCCGCATCGGCTTTCACTACAGTGATCGTTAGCTCGGTGGTCAGCTTGGTATTGCCCAAGTTACCACCGTCGTATTCACCGCCGCTAGCTGCAACTGCCACCATACCGTCCTGGCTCTTGCTTGCTGGCAGCCGCCCGACAAACACATTTTTGCCAAGCTCCCCGCCAATGGCAGTAGCCACAACTTTTGCAATCTCCAATGTTACATTCATCTAAAAAACCTCTTGTAATCTTTCATGGTGCTTCTCACACCCTCATCAACGAAACCCTTGCCAGTGCCAGCTGTAGTGTACTTACGCACCACATGAGTACCATTCGCACGCCTGCCACGGTTCTGGTACTGCGAGTAAACTGGCTTCCACGTCAATCTAATAGCGTCTCTGCCAATTCGCCGCACCTCGACGTTACGAGACTTGAGCGACCCCCTACGCTTGAATGGCGCAGTAAGGTTGGCAATCATCAGCGTGTGATTTGCCATGGCGTTTAGTCCCGTTGCTGCCTGATTCTGGAAGAATCGTTTAACAGCCACTGTGTTATCGACCACCGGCATGATTACATCTCTCTATCGAGCCTTGCCAGCTCAATTTCAACGTGCTGCACTGTGCCGCTAGTGATAACTGCCCTGCCGACCGCTACATTAGCGACGCGGTACACCCGCTTGACACCAAACAATGCCACTTCGGCGAAATATCCCTCGATCGAGTAGCCAGTTGACGACAGCCAGCTATCTCGGCCGTCCAAATACGCTCTAGCGTCGCCCGTCATAGCGTCATAGCTGCCGCCACGGGTCAGACCGCTTGTCTGCTCGATGACACACTTCACATTGTGCCGCTCGCCCCCCGTCTGGCGGTATACACCGTCTACGGGTGCGACCAAGGTGATGTTATCGCGGAATATCATAGCGATGAACTCCACGCTGGCTCAGTGGTGTGCCGAACGTATCACCAGATACTACACATGAGCTAACTGGCCGTACGAATTTCGCCAGCAGGTCGACATTCGCCTCAGCGAACTGATTAATAACTTGCTTAGTATTGTCGTACGTCACTGAATGGCTCAACACCGTCTCAGACTTTACGTTGTTGTAAAAACTACCTTGATTAGCTATTGACAGCGTGTCAAATAACCTTGCAATGAGGATTCTCAAGCCGTATGGCAACGGCTCGCCATACCCCCAGACTGCCTTGACAACATACTGTCCTGCCTCCAGCGGCTCAGCCATCTCGATGATGTTGAACCAGCTGGCGTTCAGTTCGTCAGATTGACTTACACACTTGACCACCAGTGGCTTACCGCTCTCAGTGGTTACCTCTGGCAGTAAGCTGGTGAACGGATCGACAGTTAGAAAACGTGAGCCGCAAGTTGTCTCATATCGACGCGGCGTATTTGCCTCGCCCTGCATCTTGACATCCAGCAGCGTTTCCAGCGTCTCTGTCACCTGCTGTAATAGCCGTTCAAAGTAAGTATTTTCGGTATCAGAAAGGGGGCGTAAAAGTACGCCCTCGATATCTTCTTTAGTTACCAGTGCTGCCATCTCTTACGCCCCTCTCTGTTAGGCTACATGTTTAATAGCCACTGCTGCTGCGATGCCGCTCAAGCCGCCACCTGCAAAGATTTCTTGCAAGTACTGCTGCTTGTTATTCTCCAGCTTAAAGTTGCTGAATGATTCAATCGACATGTCGCCAACAACTTTGTATTTGTTGAGTACAACCAAGTACGCGTCGTTATCGGCGTCATTGGTGTCGTTGAACCACTGTGGCGTAAACTTGCCGGCAAGTTCCAAGTCCTCTAGGATGTTGACGCCCGGCGTGTACAACATATGGCCATCGCTGCCGCGCTCGTCTTTCAAGGCAGTGACATAACCACGCTTTGCGATGATATATACGTCGCCCTCAGCCTCGATTAGGTCGCGTGCGTTCAAAATAGAAGTGCGGCGGCTCTCTTTAGACTTCGGTGTGTAGGTTTTAGCGAATACGTTACCAGCTTTGGCGTCGTCTTTGACAGGGATAAACTCTTTAATCTTGTCATCAGCAGTAGCTTCGCGCCCATCGCCGATAATAGCAGCACGCTCCATGCTTGCGACGATACGCTTTGGCAGTTCGGTCAAGATATACTTCAGGATTGAACCAGTACTCCGGTTTTTACGTAGAGTTTCCTTGTCAAGATCAATACGCGAGTAGACATACTGCCCATTGATGACGCGGTTATCAAGAACGATATTGGCCTCTTTCTTGGTTTCGCCAGCTTTGTGCCCATACGCACCATCGGTGTTAGTGTCCCAGGCGGTGTTGTAGGCGTCGAGCCCAGTCTTGTCAAACAGGTTCCAGAGTTGTCCGCCCGCCTTGAACGCACTCTCAATTGCCTCGACAACAGGTGTTGGCAAAACCTTTTCAGGGTTTGTCACGCCCATGGTTGTTTTCAGGTGGTTTTCCCATGCTGAACGAATATCACTCGTCTCTGCGCCTGCGTTCTTGACAAGCACTTTAGCAAAATCGTTCAATGCCTGTGGTGTATCCAGGTAATTTGTAGCAACAGTCGTGCTAACAGCTGCTGGATCAGCTGGTTCTTTAACTTGCATCTTTGCAATATCTTTCGGATCCATTTCCGTATCCTCCTCAGGATTGTTATCAGTTGGTTCATCCGGTACTGATTGCTCAGCTTCGTCAGTAGGCTCAGCCTCTGGCGCGGCTTCCGGTGCCGCTGGTTCGTCAGTTTTCGTTTCAGGTTCAGGTGCATCTTCGGTAGGCTCCACCGCCTTAGCTGCCTCCGCTTCTGCTTTCGCCTTGATTTGTTCAACCAGGCTCTGCATTGGCTTGGCATCTGCCTGCTTGACGGCCGACATGCTAAACGCAAAGTTCATACCCATTGCATTTTGCACGCCCTCGTCTTGCTTCTGCTTCTCTGGTGCTTCAGACACCTCATCGGCAAAACCAAGCTCGACAGCCTTATCGGCAAGCATCCACGTTTCTGCTTCTAGCAACTCAGCGATTTTATCCTCGTCAAGCCCTGTCCGTTTGGCGTAGATAGGCGTGATACCCTCCTCGATTTTCGTCAGCACATCTTTGGCTTTCTCCATGTCATCAACCGTGCCCATCGCGCAAACAGACGGACGGTGAATCATGATCATTGAGCCTGGCGACATAATAATCTTGTCACCCGCCATCGCAATCACTGATGCAATCGACGCTGCTAAACCATCAACTCTGACAGTGACATTTCCGTTATGATTCACAAGCGCGTTATAGATTGCCAAGCCTGCAAACACATCGCCACCGGGACTGTTAATGACAACTGTCAAATCGCCCGCATGCTGCTTGAGTTCGTCGCGAAAGATGTCGGGTGTGACTTCGTCGCCCCACCAGGTATCGCTCGCGATAGGCCCGTCAAGTATAAGCTCTTGATTATTCGATGAAACGGAATTGCTCCACTTCCAGAACTTCATGCTTTATTTCCTTGTTAAAGTTTGCTTTCGACTCCTGCTTGCCCGTCCAATTTGAGCGTTTTGCTCTCGTCTTATTTCTAAGACTACAGATTACGATTTATCGAACTCATAACGCACCTGCTCATCTGTAGAGGCGGCGTTTACGATCTTGATGTTATTGACATGCTTGCACTTCGCATTACTACAACGCACCTGTGCGATCATCTGCGTCACGCCCTTAATGTTCAGGTAGCGGCCGCACTCCTCGCACCGCAAATCTAAATCAGCCATCTCATCGTCAATGATTCGCCGCTCAGTATTCAAATACGCCTTGACAACGCGGTATTTCGGGTGGCAATGCCCGTTCGGATGTACGTCATAGCCATCATTCTGCGCAAAGTTGTTGATGAATATGCCGCCGTCCCTGCCAATGATTGCTTCATTCAGATTCAAAATTGGCTCATCAACTGCCACCCACTTATCGATTAGCGTTGCACAAAACTCACACGGCTTGCCGGTCTCACTCTCCATGGCTTTCTCGATCAGCGTTCCTGTTTGGTTTTGCACCTGCTTCATGGCTTCAACGCTTGACAGTGCGTCGGCTCGTGATATTTCAGTGCGAGCCATTCGCTGCACTCTCCACTCGTCGGTCTTCATAATGCCTCGCAGCTTCTCCTCCAGTTCAGACTGTGCCCAGCCATGAGATGCTGCATGATCAAGCACGCGGCGGATTGAGGCGGCCGTATAGTCAGCGTATGAGCGAGCCACATTTAGTAGATATGCCCGGTATGCTTCTTGCGTTGATGCTGCCACTACAAAGCCCGTTAGCTCGGCGGTAGACACTCCGTTATCTATCAGTAGCTGCTTACCATCCTCAAAGTAAATTGCCCCCTGAACTATCATCAACGCCACGATAATCAACAGCAATGCCTCCGCAAATTCGTTTTGCTCGTCATCCTCTTCAGTACTGTTTTCGGCCGTCTGGCGCGATTCGGCAACGGCTCGGTCGACTTGCTTCTGCATAAATTCAGTCGTTGCGTCATAAATCAGTTGCTCAAAGTCATCGAGCGTCTGCGGCTGATTATCGGCTGATGCTTTTGGGCTGGTGCCGTTCGCTTCTCTCCAAACCCCCGTATCGCCAACCTTGCGGCGGTCTGGCGCATCTGCCACCTCATCGCCCTCGTCAACATCTGGCTTATCGTTCTCAATTTCTGGCGGTTTGTAGTTGCCCTTACGCAGCAGCTTAAAGTTGTTCGGCAATTTCAACGCATCAATGATACTCTCGGTGCTGTATCCAGCGGCTTCCAGTTTCAGAATGCTATTGATCCGAATATCATCAGCCTCAGCCTGTACTTTGACTTCATCAACTACCTGTGGAATAGCGAACTCGTAGGTAATGGCCACGCCCATGCCGCCGGTGATTCGGTTCAGCTCGTGAGTCAACTGTGTGTAGTTTCGTAACAGCAATGGATCAACGACGTTCTCAGCAAACACCTGCTTTGACACCTGTGCATTGGCGTATGTTGCAGTGTCATCAATACCTTTCATAATGGCCGAAACACCAAATGACGTGTCAATCCGCCTATCAACCTGCTTAAATAAGTTCTCGAAGTCAATATCTTTGTTTGGCTGTGAGAATGGCACCCACTCAATGGCCGCACTGCCCGACGGAACGCCAGTCTTTATGTTGACTGGACGGTGCGTGTATGTGACGTTGTTGTTGCTCCCTGCTCCGCGATGAGCATCTTGCAGCATCGCCACACTCTCCTGGAAAGCCTGCCGTGTTGGTGCGGTAATAATGAACTGTCCTGCTGGTACCGCTCCGTTTTCGAAAAAGCCAGCTTGAAAATCAGCAATGTAGTCGTCGAGCGTCGCCCAACGTCTTGAGGCCTCAGATGGCGAATAGCCAGCATATAAATCGTTCGGGTCAACACCGCCAGGCAGTACTAGCACCTCGTCCTCAGTGAACGTCTGCGAGCCAACCGTGTATGTTGTCTTGCCGCCAATTCTAGAGACTCGCGGGAACTCCAGGAACGTAAAGCCGGCAATATTCCTGCCGCCCTGGCCCATAAAATCACCGCCAGGCTTTGCTTTTCCGCCATAGTTGCTCCACACCAAAACGTATGTCTTGCGTAGCGATAACGTCGATACAGCTATCTTCTCGGCGAACGCCACCGAACTGTCAGATTTATTCGGGTGGTACAGTGCATTGATGACTTCATGCGGCACTTGCTTGCCGTTGCCGTCAATGGCAAACGGCCGCACCGTCATGTACTTGTTGGCAATCGTGCGAATGTTAGGATAAGCCGTCGCGTAACTGCTGGCTCGGTAATGATCGAACATCGATAATCTTTGAAATGCGGGGTCAACGCCGCTCACACGCCGCTCACCTCTTAATCCCATGGCTGTTTTAATAATTCCCATCTACTTGTTACTCCTGTATAGATAAACCGACCAGAATATCAGCTGTACGCCGACAAATACCACCGTGGCGACCTTGCCGCCATAATATAGCCAAATGCAAAATGGCACACCAATGAACATCAACAGCCCTATCCACGCTTCGATGACAGTGTCCCTGTCTGGTTTTTCAAACTTGATATTGCGCAAAAAGTCTTTCAATTTCATATAGTCCTCTAACTGTAAATATACGGATTACATAATTCCGCCCCACTCCATCACTACCTCGTGCTTTAGCTGTAGCCAAAAACCCATCAATACAGAATCGAATATGTCAGGCGATTTGCCGAGCCGCTTCTTGATTGATTCCTTGGATTCCAACACAAACACCTTGTCTTTATATTCATGATGATGCATCTGTGCCTCCTTGATGAACTCATTGAGAAAAGGAAAGCTCTCGAGGATTTTCACCTTGCCGCTATCCAACCCCATGGCCAGCATGTACGCCACCTGTGACCGTAAATTATTAAACGCCATCAGCTCCTGTGAACGCTCAGCGTCCTCTCGGCTCTTTGGCTCGTCGCCAAATGTCAAAAATGGATCAGGTGCAAAGCCCGACTTAAACACGGCAAACTCAGCACCACGGTCTTTACCGCCATCGATAACACCAACACCAACGCCCACACCGTCAATAGCAATATTCTCGTAGCCAATCGCGAAGTTATCTGAATGATCAATCAGCCACTCTGCCTGCTTGCCTGTTTCCATCTGCTCGCTTGAATCTTTCGTGATGCTGCCATCAATCAGTGTCAGGTTCTCCCAATCTGCCGCCACGCTGCGGTCAACGCCATCACGCGCCACGTCATAGCCGGTAGTCTTACGCCCTGGTTCGTAGCTCTTGACGATCGCCTTGGCGAAAATACTTGAACGGAATATCGTCTTGCTCTCATCTTGGTATTCCCAGTTATTTTTGAGGTACCGCTCCACCCACCATGTCGGATTAGTCATCATAGCATCGATGTCTGATTGCATCTGCCATGAATCAGACAAATCGAACTCGACCACACGAATATTTGGCGGTAGCGGCTCATATTTACCGTTTCCGCCGTATTTCCAACGCATATACACCTCTTTAATATGCTCGACATCATTTGGGTTTAGGGTGATAATGGCGATGCTTGGCTGTCCGTTAGTGTTGCGGCGTCCTTTGCGGGATTTAGCCGTGGTAAACATCGTCAGTGACAATTCGTCAGCCTCGTCAATGTGGCTAGCGGTGGCGTTAATACCCTTAATTTTCTGGCCGCTCCTGTCTTTCGTCTCGTCCGCCTCCACAAAGCCAATCTTTGAGCCGTTAGGGAACTTGATTTCATAGTCTTGGCCGTTATATGTGTAGTCCTCGCCCTCCTTGAAGTTCTTACGATCAAGCATCGTCAGATACGACGGAATCACCGACCGCTTCGCCGTGCTGATATTCTTTCGAAAAACCGTCCAGTAGGTCTTCTCGAACGTGTCGCAAATGTCGATACCGACACTCGCCGCGATATCTGTCTTGCCAGTACCTACCGCACCGATCAAATAAATAGTATCGACTTCGGGACAGTCGTTAATAATATCGACAACGCTTTGCTGCTTCGGCTTTAATTCTAGCGACATGGGCTATTCGCCTTTCGTTTTGCGCGGCTTGATGGTCGAGACGATCTTTGGCGGTTGCTTCTCGCGAACATCGACAGATAGGTCAACGTGATCAACTGGCTTGCCAAATGCTCGGTCGAGCATGTCCTTAATAGCTTTGTTGTCTGGCTTCTGCGTGGCGATGAAATAGTACTCATCATCCACGCCATCAAGCTCACCGTCGAGAAATGCCGCGATAGTTTCGGGGTCGGTAACTTGCTCTGCCGGCAAACGATTGCCTTTGCGGTCAGTCCTGATAACGAACAATAACTGCACGCCAGTAGCCAACCGGAACTGTGCTTCGTATAGTTTGTCAGCATTCCTAGTGATTCGGTCTAAAATCCGCTGCTTCTCTTTCATGCGGTCGAGAACCTTTTGGGTCTTTTTGCCTTTAACTCCACCACTACCCTTTCTAGCACCGCCATGAGTTGACGGTGACGTACGATTGCAACTGGCTACGTGAACATCGTAGTTGTCTTGCCGCTTGTATTTTCGGCCGCATTTAGGACATGATTTGAAGTCATCTTTCATGGTTATAATTCTAGAGATTGACGCGCAGCTCCTCTGGTATTGATTGCTCAGAGACAGATGAAATATGCACGCCATAGCTATTTGCGATGAGCTGTGCTTGCATGAAAGTCAAATCTTTCGTGTTCCTTAACTTGCGTAGCATATTTTGGTATGGTTTCTTATTTCGGTCTTGCCAAGACTGCAAGAGAATGTAGTGCGACAACGGCTTGTATTTTCGCTCGTCGCCAATAATAATTGCTTGTTTTGAAATATAATAAATGGCGACCTGCCCGATCTCCTGACGGCGTCGCCTCGTCTTGTCTTGTTTGTCAATTTTTAGCCACTTAACCATGTTTGTTATCCCTCCTCTACCTCTGAAATATACAGATTAGGCGCTGGCAATTGCGGCCTCCCAACCGCTCAATCTCACCAGCGCCTAGCTATAAAATGCTTTGACTGTTTTATCAAGTAGTCAAGCGTTCCACTTCGGTCATAAACCTCTCAATCGTTCGATTGCTCTTGTGATTTCGGCGGAATGACGATCAGCTCGTCAAACGGCAGAATGAATGCTCGACCGCCAAGCAGCAGGCTCACCTCAACCACCGCTTCGCTACCTTTCGTCGCAATCACATTACCGCACAGTGCTTCTGTTGGCTCGTCGCCATGCTTGAACGCAACCCTGTCGCCAACTTTAACCTCTGGTGTTTCAGACTGCGCACACTTCTCGTCGTTGCTCTGCTCTTTAGCGCCATCAGCAATTGCCTTTGACGCAGCGCTAGCATTTTTAGCTACCGCTTCAAAAGAGCCAGCGGCAGGCTTCAGCTTCCAGCTCTTGATTCTCAAAACGTTTTTCCAAGTAAACGACCATCGATGACAGCTTTTGACATCGTGATGCATCTCTGTTTCAATCTCTTCAAGATTCGTGAGGCTCAAGAAATAGCCTCTACGATAGTTGACGTCAAAATTACCGTCCGAGTAATAGATAG